ACACACACCACGCTCTGCTGGTCTGATGACACCTGCTGCTGGTCTGACATTCGCATGGAACAACATTCCAGGGGTCAACAACCTTGGTGTTACCGTCGAGAGCTTCTCCGACGATGCCCTGAAGCGTCAGCAAGTTGCAGAACACATCCAAGTTAAGATGTCCTACGACATGAAAGTCGTCGGCGCTGATTTGGGTTACTTCTTCGAAGACGTTGTAGCATAAGCTACTTACACTAATGGGGAACCCTGAGATTAGTCTTGGGGTTCCACCCAACTTATAAAAGAACATAACAGTATCCTTACAAATGGAGTAGTCCTATGCACCCAACATATTTGGGCTGGCAGGTCGATTGGCCTGTGTTTATTAAGATGCCAGTTTCAGCTAACGGCAAGAACTGGAAACGTGGCGAACACTTTAACTGGTTAGAGCAAAATATCGAACAAGATAAAGTAGCTATCCTTTACGCCACTGGTTATTTATACCACAACAAAGAATTAGAAGTGCAGAATAAGGTTGGCGACAGACTGTCAGAGTTCTCAGGTAAACAACTAGATGCCTTGGTGAACCTTCTTAATGCAGTAGTTAAAGACCGTACCTCAAGCACAAACGAATACAATATCAAGAGGTGCAAGAAGTCTAAGATTGACGATAAGCAACGTGGTCTTATCCGTCGATTTCTGAACAACAGTGCTTGGATCACAGAAGACTTCTACACTATCCGAGACAAAATCCTAAACGATTGAAACAGTGAGGCGACTAAATGGCTTGGTCATACGATCCTACAGATTTGGATACAACTACGGCCTCTGGTCGTCTCAACACAGTAAGACTTCTGGTTGGTGATACAGATACACTAGATCAGCAAGTGCAGAACGAAGAGATCACTTTTGCTCTCTCTCAGAATGGTGACAATGTTTACTATTCCGCTGGGTGGACTGCTCGTACTATCTCCTCTCAGTATGCACGTAAGGTAAACACTGACTTAGACGGTGCGCTTAGTGCTGACTACTCTGACCTTATGAAACACTACTCTACTCTAGCTGATAACCTAGAGTATCAAGGGAAGACCTCTGGCGCTTCTGTTGGTATCCTAGCTGGCGGTATTACTCAATCAGGTATTACGGCTGTGAGGGCTAACACTAACCGTGTGGAAGGCTCATTCCGCCGTGACCGCTTTAAGAACCCTCCGAGCTATCAAACACCAGAGTATGAATAAGGAGTAGGACATGTCTTTTCGCTCCCTTGACTTACTGAACCTCGTGAGAGACTTTGGTGAGGACTTAACACTTCGTAAGGTTACTACAGGCGGTACTTACAACCCTGCAACGGGTGAGATTGATGGGTTAGCCACTACGGACTATACTGTAACAGGCTACTTTTACAACTACGAGACTTTGGACGTAGATCAAATCCGCAAGGGGACACGTAAATGTGTTATCTCTGCTTTGGACGGACACATCCCTGATGAAGACGATCAACTCATAGGCAACGGCGACACTGTTGTTATCACAGGTGTTACAACTATCTTCTCGGGTGGCGGCGCGGTGTGTTATATTTGTCACGTAGAGGAATAGGTTATGCAGGTTACTGTTGCTAAGTCCTTCTTCAAAAAGATTGAGTCTATCAACGAAAAGGTTGAGGTCGAAATAAAGAAAAAGGCGTCAGAGATTGTCTCAGATGCTGTAGACTACTCCCCCGTTGACACAGGCGCTTTCGTAGAGAGTTGGCAAATCAACCCTCGTGGGGAGAGTTCAAGACGATCCAGAAGTAGTGCAGGAAGACCTAAGCTCCCCGAAGGCAGTAAGCAAGGCAAAAGAGAGTCAGAGAAATCTAGGCTAATGTCTAGGGTTGCCTCTTTTGACTTTGAGCAACTGTCAGGTTTTACGATCACTAACGGCGCTCCTCACATAGAAAAGATTAACAAAAATCCTAACTTGCGCACAGGTCTAAGCCCAAGTGAAATTCTAGCTTTACTAAGAGATGGGCACAGATAATGGCAAGCATATATGATGACATTCGTGCTGCCCTTGAGGTGAAACTTAGCACAGTTGCAGGCGTACCTTCTATCGGCTGGGAGAACGCACAGTTCAGTCCTACAACTGGTCAACCTTACGTTAAACCCCGACTTATGCCTACCCGTAGAGAACCTGCTGTCCGTGGCACTAACCCACAGATGTACTACCAAGGTATCTTTAGAATAGAGTGTTACGTCCCTGAAGGGGCTGGTCCTTCCGCTGGTGATGATCTTGCAGACAAGATTATAAATGCCTTTGAAGCCACAACTGATGTAAGTCAAGGTAGCACTATTGTATCCATCCGTTATGCCGAAAGAGAAATGGCTGAGATTGATGGACCCTTTTACATGATACCAGTTAACATAGGCTGGTATATTTACAAATAACTTCCTCTAGGAGAATCAATATGGCCTTTGCACAGGGTTCACGCTCCAGCTTGTCCTTCATCGTAGAATCTACGTTTGGTACGACACCCGCTGGTAACTTCACTAACCTTCCTTTCAGCACCCACTCTTTGAATCTTACTAAAGATCGTGTTGCTGGTAACGACATCCAAGCTGACCGTATGCCTCGTGTAGACCGTCACGGCAACCGTCAAGTAGCTGGCGACATTGTAGTTGACCTTCGTGATGGCGACTATGACTCTTTGCTTGAATCAGCTATGCTTAACACATGGGCGACTGACGTACTTAAGGTTGGCACAACACCTAAGTTCTTCTCCATGGAAGACTATGCTGCTGATATTGACCAAGCTCGTTTGTTCTCAGGCATGTCAGTTTCCACTATGGGTGTCTCCCTTGCGCCTAACCAGATGGTAACAACTACCTTCGGCATGGTCGGCAAAGACATGACCATCAGTGCTACAGAGAAGACACAGGATGCTGCATCTGGTGCTGCTCCCTTCGATGCTTACTCTGGTGACATTTCCATCGGTAACGTAGGTGCAGGTTCTGCTGTAGCTATCGTCACTGGATTGGACTTCACCCTGACTAACTCTTTTGCCCCTACCTTTGTGATTGGTGACGACAGTGCGCCTTCCCTTGAGTATGGTCGTGCAGAAGTAGAAGGCACACTGACAGCCTACTTCGAAGATGCTTCTCTCATCAACCGTTTCTTGAACGAGACTGAGACTGAGATTGAGGTGTCCGTAGACGATCCTACAGGTAGCAACACTTACACATTCTTGTTTCCCAAGGTCAAGATTAACTCTGCCGATGTTGGTGTCGATGGCCCAACTAGCCGTATGATCTCTATGTCCTTTGTGTCTCTCTATGACGCTACCGAAGGCACTAACCTTAAGATCACACGCTAAGAATACCTAGCTAGGTAGTGGAGGCTCCTGAGTCGGGTCGGGGGTCTCCACATTTATTCATAACCCGACAATAAACCCCGAAGGAACTCGACATGGATTTAATGAATCTTAAACCAGCTAGTGATACTGTAGAAGTTACACTGGTACACCCTAATACTGGCGATGCTCTCAAGAATGACGACAAGTCTGATATGACTATCACTGTCCACGCAAGCCACTCTAAAGAACATAAAGCTGTACTTCACGAACAGACGAACAAACGTCTTAAGGCAATGCAAGCTGGTAAGAAGCAAGAATTTACTGCTCAAGATATTGAAGAAGCAACCCTGACGCTCCTCTCTAAGATCACAGTAGAGTGGAACATTACTTACGGTGGTGAGAAACCTAAGCTCACTGTCACTAAAGCCAAAGAATTATATGACGAAGTCTTCTGGATTAAAGACCAGATTGAGGGAGCCTTGGCTGACTCTCTGGATTTTACGAAAGCCTAACTTCTCAGTTGTGTGAGTGGTCTGAACACCAGTTCAACCTCAACAAACCTGACAAGGATGGCATTACAGAACGACAACACCTCGAACAAGTAGAAAGGCAGATTGGACGTAGACCTGAAGCACTGGAACCCCCGACAGTATTTCCTCAGTCTTTAGCTCATGTCTGGTCTGCCTTTATTACGTTAAGCAACAGTAGAACTGCTGGATTCTCTGGCCCTAACCCGATAACATACGAACAAATTAAAGCATGGAAGGAACTGACTGAGAC